TTACTTCTTCGCCTCTGCAACCACTTTACTACCCACGCCGCGGTTATTGTATTCCCACATGCGGTTGTAGTTAGTGTCATTCAGATTGCGCTGTATTTCGTCGTTATCATCTACGCTGCCGGTATTACCCGCAAACGGACGATTAGAGATCACCGCATCGGCCCACGGTTTAGCCGTGTTAAAACCTTCGTTGATGGCGCTATCACGGATCACCACCTGACCGTTGGTATTGGCATCAACATCCAGCGAGCGGCCCAGTTGCGCCACACCATCACCGAAAGCATTGAAACGGCTGTTTACGGCGAGGAAACCGTAGTAAATGTTGGACAGCGTAGCCGGTGCAAACACATACGCTTCTTGCTGAGTACGTGAGTTCACCACGCGGAATTCGGTGTTATCGAACACCACTGCGCCGCGACCAGAAACGATATCCACATCCCCTTCAATGTAGCTGTTGGTCACCAGCGTACGCGGCTGACGATTCGTTTCCAGACGGTTCTGCACACCGCTGTTGGTGACAAAGAAGGTGTTCTGACGACCGAGAATGTTAACGTTGTTAATCTGTACCTGGTCACCATCAGTACGCAGTGCCACCGCCGGATGGTTACCTGCATCTACGCTATCGCCCAGCGTGTTTTCGATGGTCAGATTTTGCAGTTGCAGGCCATTGTTTTGTGACCAGAAGACCGCAGAGCAGAGAACACCGATACTGTCGCTGCGTTTGCTCTGGCAGCTATCGTACATATACCACGCTGGTTTACCTGGCATATATTTGCCGCGCGGGTTGACGTCGTGACGCCAGTCGGCAGGGCTCATGCCACCATCAAGGGAAAGCCCAATCTTCACATCAATCGGTTTTTCACCTGTACCGTACAGAGTAATTCCACCCGGAGCGGCAGGGACATATACCGTTCCCTGATACTCACCAGGCATCACGGCAATATACTGGCGCTTGTTGGTACGCTTGATAATTGCCGCATCTACCGCCGCCTGAATCGTGGTATGCGTTACACCTTGAGTGCCCGCCGGGCCGACAACAAAGTCAGGTTGCGCAGGCAGGGTAATCAGGGAAGGATTCCACGCTGCAGCACCTGGTGTCAGGGATGAAAAATAGTGTTGAGCATCGAAATTCTGCGCTTCTTTTGCCGACAGAATCGGGCGAGAAGAGGTACCAGGCGCGGTTTGATCAGAAGGACGTTGATCGGGCGGGGTTGAGCTACAGGCGGTCAGCGTCACGCCAAAAGCCAATGCCAGCGCCAGACGGGAAACTGAAAATGTGTTCACAGGTTGCTCCGGGCTATGAAATAGAAAAATGAATCCGTTGAAGCCTGCTTTTTTATACTAAGTTGGCATTATAAAAAAGCATTGCTTATCAATTTGTTGCAACGAGCAGGTCACTATCAGTCAAAATAAAATCATTATTTGATTTCAATTTTGTCCCACTCCCTGCCTCTGTCATCACGATACTGTGATGCCATGGTGTCCGACTTATGCCCGAGAAGATGTTGAGCAAATTTATCGCTTATCTGCTTCTCATAGAGTCTTGCAGACAAACTGCGCAACTCGTGAAAGGTTGGCGGATCTCCTTCGAAGGAGAGACCTGATGCTTTTCGTGCGCGCATAAAATACCTTGATACTGTGCCGGATGAAAGCGGTTCGCGACGAGTAGATGCAATTATGGTTTCTCCGCCAAGAATCTCTTTGCATTTATCAAGTGTTTCCTTCATTGATATTCCGAGAGCATCAACATGCAATGCTGTTGGGATGGCAATTTTTACGCCTGTTTTGCTTTGCTCGACATAAAGATATCCATCTACGATATCAGACCACTTCATTTCGCATAAATCACCAACTCGCTGCCCGGTAACAACAGCCAGTTCCATTGCAAGTCTTAACCAACATGGTGATGATTCTGCTGCTTGATAAATTTTCAGGTATTCGTCAGCCGTAAGCCTTGATCTCCTTACCTCTGATTTTGCTGCGCGAGTGGCAGCGACCGGGTTTGTTGTTATATGGCCTTCAGCTATTGCCTCTCGGAATGCATCGCTCAGTGTTGATCTGATTAACTTGGCTGACGCCGCCTTGCCCTCGTCTATGTATCCATTGAGCATTGCCGCAATTTCTTTTGTGGTGATGTCTTCAAGTGGAGCATCAGGAAGACTCCTCCTTATTGCTTTAATTTTGCTCATGTAATTTATGAGTGTCTTCTGCTTGATTCCTCTGTTGGCGAGAATTTTTTCGTAGCGATCAAGCCATGAATGTAACGTAACAGAATTATCACTGTTGATTCTCGCCGTCAGAGGCTTGTGTTTGTGTCCTGAAAATAACTCAATGTTGGCCTGTATAGCTTCAGTGATTGCTATCCTCCTGTCTCTGCCTAATCCGAACTCTTTACCCGTCCTTGGGTCCCTGTAGCAGTAATATCCATTGTTTCTTATATAAAGGTTAGGGGGTAAATCCCGGCGCTCATGACTTCGCCTTCTTCCCATTTCTGATCCTCTTCAAAAGGCTACCTGTTACTGGTCGATTTAAGTCAATCTTTACCGCTGATTCGTGGAACAGATACTCTCTTCCATCCTTAACCGGAGGAGGGAATATCCTGCACTCGCGTACCCATCGACGAACTGTTTCAAGGCTTCTTGGGCGTCGCTGGCGTGCGTTCCACTCCTGAAGTGTCAAGTACATCGCAAAGTCTCCGCAATTACACGCAAGAAAAAGCCGCATTGATGCGGCGATGGTAGGTCTGGATATCTTGAGAAATGAACAGGCCTCATTGAGTGTGAGGCTGTGGTTAGTCCTTGCGTAGCTCGCTAATTCTTCTGTAAGTCTCTGGTGCTTTGTTTCCGTGTATCTTCATTTCAGACTTCAACAGAGCAACGAGGGAATCCCATTCGTTGAGGATTCCTTTGAATGCCGGAACGCGCTTTGCAACCTTGTCGAATGAATCTCTGATTTCTGGAATCTGCTCAACAAGTGCAACGCATCGCCGGAAGTCTGCTGCGTCATGTGGAGCGCCGAAGTGATGACCATAGATATTTTTTTTCAGTCCACATGCGATTGAGGCAAGAGTTGCGCTACTGATGCCGACATCGCCAGTTGATTGCCATTTCAAAACCTTCATAGCCAAATCTGACATTTCTTGTCTCCAATAAAAAACCGCCATCAGGCGTCTTGGTGTTCTTTCAGTTCTTCAATTCGAATATTGGTTACGTCTGCATGCGCTATCTGCGCCCATATCATCCAGTGGTTATAGCAGTCGTTGATGTCCTCTGCTTCGATAACCCTGTCGAATGGCTCTCCATTCCATTCACCTGTGACTCGGAAGTGCATTTATCATCTCCATAAAACAAAACTCGCCGTAGCGAGTTCAGATAAAAGAAATCCCCGCGAGTGCGAGGATTGTTATTCACCTTTGACGGCAAGTTGCAGGTTAGCCACGGTTAACCTCCTGCGGCGGTTCTGGTAGAGGCATCCAGTGTGACGGTTTCCACGACGCACCAGGAATTATCCACCCATCATTAGCGTCAGGATGCCCCGGGATGTAAGTAGCCCATTTCATTCGCCAGTCACCTTTCCTGTCAAACTCCACGGCAACAAGAACGGCTGTTTTGGTATTCGGCATTCGCTCACTACAGCTTATCCAACCATCCGGAGTTACCGGAACTTGCGGAATGGCTGTCTGCTCTCGAACGTCATTAGGCGCTATAGGTTCTGCTGCCAACTGACTGGCATATTTGTTAATGGTAACGATAAGCTCTTGCTCAGCCTCATCCAGACAATCACCGATACCTCGCCTGTCACCGTCAAAATCATCGAAATCGGCACGAATCTTGGCAACCTTCTGGATTGCGGACAACACCTCACTAGGAATTACCGGATAGTTGGTTGACGTTTCCGCGATTTCCCGAAAATTATTGGTTGACGAATTCTTGTTTTCCCGAAAGTTTCCGGACTGAAGCATGGCGGCGCGGCAGGCGTTCCAGCCTCTCACCTCTGCAATAGCGGCAACAGCATCAACCGCGTACATGCTAAGAGGATTAGGCATTGGTTTTTCTTCCGGTACTACTGGAACGGGGGGAGCGGCGTAGACCTCAATAATTCCATTATCAATAGGCCATTCTCCATCCTTGAGGTAGTCACTTGTGCCGTCAACTTGCTGTTCTGCAATGTGGAATGCACCTATTGGTTTTGCTTCCAGCGATGCCAGAGCAATTCGTGCCAGTTCTTCCGCTTCTTCTGCTGGCAGTACAACGTTGCTATCAGGTCCGTATGTTTCGCGCCACTGCTTGATTGTCAGCAGTCGCTCTTTGGTAATAGTGATCATGCCGCGTTTCCTTCTTTCTTATTAACAATTACACCGTCATATATTTCATTAAGGTGCCCTCTCAACTCCATGCGCCTTAATGCAGATAACATGTAATCGCATTCAACCTGCTTATTCCCAATAAAAGGTTTATCTTCAGGGTTACCCCAACAGCAATTCCCCTTGGGCCATCCATGTACTTTCCGTACTCTTCCGTTAACAACGTGAAGTAATCCCCAGCCGGAAGGTAAATCCTCAACTGAAATAATTCCCGGCTCACTAATAAAGAATCGCCAGTCGCCCATTCCAAGAGATGGATTTTTACGAAAACGCTTTTTTCTATCTGCCAACAAGTCAGCACGAGAACACTTCGCCTCTATCAGGCATGATGCTGAATTTCTGAACCCCATAGCATCTGGCTGTTCTCCGGTACTGGTTACAGCTATAAAGCGGTCATGAAAACAAACCTTGAACCCGTTGCGCTTAAGGAACTTATACGCAATCTGACAGAGTTCGCGGTGTGTTAACGCCATATCACTCTCCTTTAGTGCGCAAGTGGTTTTTCCAGCGGTTTTGCGCCGCGCTGGGCTTTTTGCAAAAACCACAATCCATCATCCCGTAATATTTCATCAACCCCATCCGTCGGTTGCTGAGTCTCACCCACTGCCAGACGCCAGGAGCGTTTCTACGAACTAACAGAATCTTTGCTTTACGGTTTTTCATCTTACAGCGTACCCTTTCTTCCGCCTGTTCTGTGACGCAGTAGGCTTACGCTTTGCGGCAAAAGCCACCTGACCAAATGGATGGAGTACCGCTATCTTATGGTTGCTAATAACCAGCTCCACCACACGCACAGGTCGCTGTAAAAAAAGTCGTTTTGCCTTACGGTTTTTCATCGCTTTGCTCTCCTGCGTCTCTTTGCTGCTCGTCGTGCCGCTGCAATACCGGTATGGCGGCGCTTTGGTGACGGGATGATGTTGTCAGCCATCAGTACATGTGGCTTTGCAATTAGCGCAGAAGCCCAAAAACGAGTCGGGTACGGTAACAAGCCGATACATGCCACACGCATTACTCACCTCCTTTGATGCGAATGCCAGCGGTGCGTGGCACATTAACTTCCACGATGCGCACTGTTGGTTTGTACATCTCAATCGCTGTCAGCCAGTCAGCTCCTGTCATGCGCTTTTCCGCATCGCCATTAGTCCACTGAACCGGTACACCAATAGCCTTCATCGCGATTTCTATTTCCCCGGCAATGGCGCTTTTTCCGCAACCAGTAAAACCAGATACAACGACAAGAACTTCGCCTTTTGCTGGTTTTATTTCCCGCGTCTCCATCTCTGCAATTCGGCATATAGAATCAATATTTGTGTCTTCTAGGCGTTTAACTTCATCCAACAATGCCAACGCGATATCTGGCGAAAAGTGCTTCATAAAATCGTTAAGCGCATTAATTCGCTGATCGAAAGGCATTACAGGTGCTTCACCAGCAATTTTTGTTTTTTCAGCGATTTCACGAAGCTTTTGATAATCAATCTTGCTCACTGGTTGCCTCCTTTGCGCCACATCGCATTCAGATATTTGTTTTGATTCACTGATGGAAAAGAATTTCTCTTAAGCAATTCCTCTCTCGATGGCATTGGCTTTACGCGTTGGCGAATAATCATTTCTGCCGGAAGAATGCCGGGATTGTATGCAAGTCCTCTCATGGTAAATTCCTCAGTCATTACTGATAGCGCCATAGCGTGAGCGGTAATTACGCAGGCGCGGGTCGATATATTCAGGGAAGTGGGTATATGTGGCTTTGCGGAATGGTCGGATTGATGTTTCGTTTGTTCGGTCCTTCTCATTTTTTAACGCGAGTTGTATATCGCGTCGGTACATCCGTTCTGCTTTTGTTTCTGGTGGCAGATCGATAAACGTGTCGAAAATGTTTTTGATATTTTCCAGCACCTCCGCCTTGGAGCTACCGGAGCAATTGCGCGGGGCATCCGCACCATACAGAGGCGCTGGCATAATGGGAGCCTTATTTTCAGTAATCAGAAAGCAGGGTAATCGTTCTGGCTGTAACCATAATCATCTGCATGATTCTGGCTTACGTTTTTAGAGCGATTGTCTTTATCTTTGAGATTGGCAACCATGTTGGCGATAGTTTCTGGTTGCTTGCCTTCTGCCTTTTCTTTAAGGGTTTGACCTGTTTGTGCAATAAACGGGATGCGTATTTCCATCTGGTAGTTGTCTGCGCCAGTCTTTTTGTTTGTAGTTAATACTTTCTGGAGCACTAACCCGATTTTCTTTCCATGAAATTCAGGTGCAACAAATTTACTGGCGGAAACCATATGCTGCGTTAATTGTCCAATCCCGGCACACCCCATCATGGCGTGAACGACATTTGCGCCAAATTTGTTTTCCGTTCCGTCATTTTTCTGAACACAGACGCTAAGATATTGGATTTTACGTCCGTCGTCGGATTCTCCAGAAAACTCAATAAATTTGGCTCCTTTTTCTGATTGCTTTAGTTCTGCTTCAGTAATGGTAATGATATGGGCGCCAGTTTCGTTAATAAAACCACCTTGCCCTGCGGTCAGTGCTGCTTCTTCGTTATAAGTAAAAATCACGTTGCTCATGCGGCGTTTTCCTTAATTTGATGAACATTATTGATGCCGTAGTAATCACAAACAGTGGCATCGACGAAAGAGAGATCGTTATCAATCTCATTGGAATCAAACATTCCCATTGGGGATTTGACAGTGTCTGCACCGTTGTTTTTCGTGGTGAAAAAGAACTGGTCATCGCGGGTAAGAGTGCGAAGAACTATAGTAAACATGCCTTCGACAGTGATTTTCTCGTCCAGCATTTTGCCGATAGTTTTCATTTTCACGCGCCCCATAGGGGTTTCTTCGGTATGTGCAAGAAAATAGACTCTCAGGTCATCAGGTGCATCCTGTGCAGCCTTAATCACCTCCCATGCGTGGCGGCCTATCTCAGTAAATTTATCAAACGATTTTTCTTCTGAGCGGCGCATAAACTCATTGCTCATCACATACTGGAAGTCATCAACAATAACGATTCTTTTTCCGTATTCGTGAGCACGCTTAATTACAGCAACTATTACGTCCCATTTGTCAGTGGTAACTACGGTTCCTTTTTTTGCTCTGGCATCCCATGCAAGCCAGTCTTTTGATTTAAATGGTAGCGGCTTGCCTATTGGTTTTATAAGTATTGCTTCCTCTGGATTGATATTTCTCATGCTGGTTGATTTTCCGGTGCCAGATTCACCGAGTATTAATGTCGCAGTTCCCATAATTTGCCTCAGAATGGTAATTCGGATGGGCAGGAAAGAAATTCGCGCTCATTCATGCGCTCTCTTTGCGCCTGCCATAAACAAAGTTGTTTCTTTGATTTATCTCCCGCTTTACGCCAGTAACGAGCCTCAGCAATGTGATATTCTCTTTTTAATCGACTTAACTCTGGAGTTTTCGCCAGTTCTACCGGAATCATTTTGACCTCCATTTTCTGTAGGCTTCTACGGCTTCACGAAACATCTTTTCATCGCCAATAAAAGTGGCGATAGTGAATTTAGTCTGGATAGCCATAAGTGTTTTATCCATTTTTGGGAACTCCTGGCTGATTAAGTATGTCGATAAGGCGTTTCCATCCATCACGTAATTTACGTGTGATTCGTTCAAGTAAAGATTCGGAAGGGCAGCCAGCAACAGGCCACCCTGCAATGGCATATTGCATGGTGTGCTCCTTATTTATACATAACGAAAAACGCCTCGAGTGAAGCGTTATTGGTATGCATATAAAAAGGCCCTCACACTGGAGGGCAAAGAAGATTTCCAATAATCAGAACAAGTCGGCTCCTGTTTAGTTACGAGCGACATTGCTCACATAGCAGACTCGTAAATCTGCTATAGGCGCTTATTCGCATCGCATGACAACATCAAATTTTTCGAGATTACTTTGTCGCAACAATCCTTCTTCTACGCGGTCAGCTTTTCTATAATTATCAAATTCGAAATGTTTAATTACTTCTTTTGTTTCTCGCTCTATAACTTCAACGATGTATTTCTTATTCAT